CCCCTGAAATCGCAGAGACGCGCGACGTCCTGACCTGGCCACGAGAAGGCGCCGGACGCCTGGCCGCAAGGCAGGCGTCCGATGTCTCTCGCGTGGCACGAGATCCGTGATCACCTCATGCATTCCTCCTCCACCCTCAGCTTCCAGCACAGTTTCGACACCATCCGGCGTGCGCGGAAACCTCTCGCATCGTTCCGGGATCCGGCCGCCCTGCTGGACGGGCTGCATCGCGGCACGGCCGATCCGGAAGACAAGAACCTGATCCTCTCGGCGCTGATCGAGGCGGCGCAGGGCGACGGGCCCACGTCCGACTGCGCCCTCACCATGCTGATGCTGGCGCTCTGGCCCGGCCTCGACGCCATCCGGCGCCGGTCGATCTGGCGCAGGATCGGCTCTGCCGATGATGTCGCGTCTGATTTGCTGGCGCGCACCACCGAGGCGGTCCGCGGCCTCGACCTGGGACGCGTCAACCGGATCGCGGCCACGATCATGCGGAACGTCGAGCGCGACATGATCCGTGCGCGCCAGCGCGACGCGGCGCGCGAACATCTCGCCAGCGGCGCCGATCCTGACGAGGTCATGGACAACGGTGACAGCGGGATCGGCGGGGCCGGGTATGAGCGCCTTAACGGCGCCGTGCGGGAGCTGCTCGGCGACGACGCCCTGCTTGTGATCCGCGTGGCGATCGAGGGCTTTTCCCAAGCCGAGGCGGGAGCCGAACTGGGCCTGACCGAGGCCGCCGCCCGCAAGCGCTACCAGCGCGCCATGCGCCGGCTGCACGACGCCCTCGAAGAAAACCCCTGAGCCGATGTCCCGATCCGATCCCGCCGGTGGCTTTTCTTGATTGAGCGCCCCGAGCGCCTCACCCCCAACCGAAAGTAGATACGCATGAACAGCACCGCCGATCTGTCGCTCGAGGATTTCAGGCGGCTCCCGGGGCTCTATCGGCGCTGGGAACTGACCGAGGTCTGCGAGCCCAACCGCAACTACCAGATCGAGGACGCCGGCACCCATGCCGACGGGACGCCGCTCCTGGCGATCTACGTCGCCGAACCGGCGCTCGACATCCACGAGACTGCGTGACCGTCATGGCATCGCCTGAACATAAGGTAGCCCTGTCGCCATTGCCCTTGTCGGCTGCCGACCTGCCCGGCCTGATCGAGCGTGCTGCCGCCGTGCTCAACGGTGCAAGAGCCGCCGCCGAGGTGCTCGAAGCGCGAGACCTGGCGGGACTGGTCTATGATGTCGCCAGGCGCGCCGCCCGCCTGCAGCGTGCCAAGGGTGCCCATGATGAGCTGGTGGCCGCCGCTCATCGGGCACAGGCGAACGCGCTGGAGATCGAGGCGCGCGCCAAGCGTCGTCTGGCAGATGAGTATGATGCCGCGCAGGCGCGTGGCGAGGTTCGTCTGGCGAGCGAGCGTACCGCTTCCCGACCGGAAGCGGTCGGTGTTTCCGAGATCGGCCTCACCCACAAGGGTATTCATGACGCCCGCCTGATCCGCGACGCCGAGGTCGCCGACCCCGGCATCGTGCGCCGCACGCTCGATGACCGGCTCGCCCGTGGTGAGGAGCCGACGCGGGCATCCCTGCGCCGTGCCGCGGAAGAGAAACTCGAGCGCTCGCTCGACCGGCTGAAGCGCGTTCAGGAAAGTGTCAGCCGCCTCGAGGGCGAGAAGGCCTCTCCGCTGACCGCCGAGCAGCGTGCCCGCCAAGTTGCGGTCTTCGGCACGGTTGAGGACCGGGCGATCTGCGCACGCCTCGATGAGATCGTCGAGCTGATCGACGAGCAGCCCGAGCCCGCCGAGGCCGTGCGGCGCATCCCGCCGGCGTCCCGCCACGCCATCCAGACCGCGCCGCTGCGCCGTGCCGCGACCTGGCTTACCGGATTCAGCAACACCTACGAACAGGAGGCCCGCAATGGGTGAGATGCGCTTGAATGATGTCGTTGCCGAAATCGTCGGCGACGTGATCGCCGGCAAGGCCATCAACAAACGCCAGGCCGCGGTCGGCCGCTGGGACGACATCGATGCCGATGGTCAGTACCTCGCCGGTATCGACGGTGTCATCGGCCGTATCGATCGACGCACCCGCGCCCTTCAGGTCAAGGCCGAACAGACCGCCGGTATTGCGCAGGCTGAACTGCCCTTCGAGTTGCCGGCGGCGGTTGCAATGGACCTCGAGGGCACGACGCTGGTGGCGACGCGCTCGCTGACGCGCACTGGGCTTGTTCGCGCCATCGAGATCCGCCGCCGACAGATCGAGCATGATCGTCACGCCATGCGCGAGTGGCAGCAGGCGTTGGCGCAGGCCGATCGCTTCTGGGGCGCACACCCCGACTGGAGCTTTGGCCAGTGCCTCGACGCCATCCTCGCCGATGCCGGCCGGCGGGCGGCGGTGCTGGAGGTGCTGTCATGAACGCCACCGCCAACATCAGCACCAATAGCGCCACCACCGCGGCCACGATCACCACAGCCGGCAGCGCCGCCGCCACGGTCGCCGCCATACCCGTGCACCGGTCCAATCCCTTCGAAGCCCACGGCATTGACCACATCTCGGTCAGCCAGTTGAACCTGTGGGCGGCGGCGCCGGGCGTCTGGGTGATGGAGCGTCTGCTGGGGTTGAAGGCGCCGGTCGGTGCCGCCGCCCATCGTGGTACGGCGGTCGAGGCCGGCGTCATCGCCGGGCTGATGGGCGCCTCGCTCGCCGAGGCGATCGACATCGCCAATGCCGTCTTCACCGAGAGGACCGCGCTGTCGTCCGACCCGCGTCGCGACAAGGAGCGCGATGCGCTGGCCGGCATGGTCGAACAGGGAGTTGCCCTTCTCGCGCCCTGGGGTAGGCCGGATCGCACGCAGGTACGCAAGGAGTGGCGCATGGACGGCATCATGGTGCCGGTGCTCGGCTTCTCCGATGCCGAATACGATGCGCACGGGCTGATCGTCGATTTGAAGACCAGCCACGCACTGCCCTCGGCCATCAGGACGTCGCATGCGCGTCAGGTGGCAAGCTATCTGGGCGTCGGCGCCAATCTCGGCGGTGGCGTCGCCTATGTCACCGCGAAGAAATCGGCGCTCTACCAGTTGGAGAATGCCGCTGCCCATGTCGCGGCACTGACCCGCATGGCGGCGTCGCTGCAGAACTTCCTCAGCCTGTCCGCCGACGCCCGAGAGCTGGCGAGCCTGATCACCGTCGACACCGACAGCTACTACCTCGCCGATCCGCGCGCGCGTCAGCATGCATTCGAGACGTTCGGCGTCTGAGATTCTCGCAGGGAATGGCAGGTCGCCGGCCAGATGGCGACGCAAAGCGCTGAGCGCAGAAAGACACAGTGACATGACCGGCTTCGGCTTGAACATCGGCAAGGGCGGCGACTTCCTGCCCTCCATTCGCATCAACGGCAAGGATGGCGGCGTCGAACGCTCGACCTGGGACGGCACCAATCGCGGCCTCGAGGTGATCGACGATTTCGTGGCGCTGTTCGACTTCGCCACGCTCAAGGTCGGCTGGATCGAATTCTCCGACAAGGGACCCGACAAGCGGCTGGTGGCGATCGGCGATCCGCTGCCGGCGCGCCCTTCGGAAAAGCACAAGCAGGGCATCGCACTGGTGGTGCAACTGCCCGGCGATCTCGGCTGCCATGAGCTGTGCTCGACCGCCAGCGGCGTCGTCGCGGCGCTGGAGGCGGTTTACGACGCGACGGTCACCGCACCGCAATGGCAGCAGGGCCAGGTGCCGGTCGTGCGGCTCGTCGAGTTCATCCGCGAGAAAACCCGCCACGGCAACCGTGCCGTTCCGGTGTTCAAGATCATCGCCTGGAAAGACCGCACCAGTGAGCTGGAGGAGCACAAGGCTTCACCCGCGCCACGGGCGACGATGCCGGTCTCCACCACGTTCTCGCAGCCGGCCGCCACCGGTGCCACGCAGATGACGCCGCCGACGCCAGCACCGTCCCGTACCCCGGTGCCGGACTTCGGCTGACGTCAGAGGGGATCGGGAGGCGGCCACCTTCCGATCCCCGTGCACCGCACATGCAGGAATGGGGTTCGAACATGAAGGGTACGGGCATGACGATAGAGGCGCCGGACCAGTTTGCAAGCGCCTGCCAATGGGCAGACAGCTACCGTGCGCTGGGTCTGGCGGTCATTCCCGCCGCCGGCCAGGAGAAGATCCCGCTCGGCAGGTGGCGCGAGTTCCAGAACGGCATTCCGCAGGCCGTCCATGAGCGCTGGTATGGCACCGCCGGCGAGCATCGCGCCAACTACCGCATGGGGTTTTTGACCGGCGCCGCCTCGCTCGGCGATGGCTGGAAGCTGCTGGTCATCGATCTCGACGAAAAGGGCAGCATCTCCGGCTCGGCGACATGGGACCACTGGATTGCCGAGCACGAATTCGGCTGCGATCCGCAAACCTGGCGGGCGCGCACTGGCGGCGGCGGCCAGCACATCTACTTCAGATACCCCGACCGTCTGTCGATCAGGAACACCCAGGAAACGCTGGCCGGCATCGATGTCCGCGCCGAGGGCGGTTTTGTCATCGCGCCGCCGTCGATGCACAGGAACGGCAAGCCGTACACATGGTTGTTCTCGCCCTTCGAGACCGAACTGGCCGAAGCGCCGCAATGGCTGCTGACTAAGGTTGGCGCCGTGGACGCGCTGCCGCTGGCGGGCACGCCCGGTCGTTGTTCGGCGTCGTCGCCGTCATCGCCGCCATTGGCATCAACGTCGCACACACGGCCGATAACAACGGCCGGCTATCCATCGTCATCCGCATCGCGATCGTCGCCATTGCCATCGTCGTCCCGCGCAGAGGCCACGTCGCATCGTCCGGCCGCGGCGGCGCCGGCCACTGACGCCTGGGGCCACATCGTCGATGGCCGCGACGCCTACATGCGCGACATGATCTGGGCGGCGATCGTCGACTGGTATCGTGACTGCCCGATCCCACCGTCAGACCGCGAGAGCGAAGAGAAGCTGCTCGAGGTCTTTGCCGTCTACGAGCGCAAGGTGCGCCCGCAGGATGCCGGCAATACGCTCGACGGCGAGGGTCGTGGCCTCACCGCCTTCCGCGACAAATGGGCCTACGCCATGCGGCAGTGGGAGACGAAGATCGCGGCGGCGGCGAAGGAGGAGCCGGCCGCGGCCGAGGATACGGCGTGGGCACGGGCATCATCTCCGGCCGATCCGTTCGCGGATGCCGACGACGATAATGTCGATAATAACGACAAGACGACAGCGCATGTCGATGACGTCGATCCTGTCGATCTGTGGTCGAAACTGGCGCCGCCCGTGTTGCCAACCGGCTTCCTGCCGCGCCAGATCGAGGCCTTCGCCTTCGACCAGGCCGAGCAGATGGGCGCCGATCCCGGCGGCTTGGCCATGGCGGCCCTTGCTGTCTGCGCCGCCGCGATCCCCGATCGCGTCAGGATCAAGGTCAAACGACACGGTCACTGGTACGAGAATGCCCGTCTGTGGGTTGCCCTGATCGGCTCGCCCAGCGCCAAGAAGAGTCCGATCATCGCTCAGGCGGTGCGCCCGATCGCGCGCCTCGACGGTCGCCTGGTGCGCAAGTACTTCGCCGACAAGGCGCGCTACGACGAGATGTCGAAGGACGAGCGCAAGGATGCGGAGCGCCCGCGCCAACGTCGCCTGCGCGTCGAGGACACCACCATCGAGGCGGCGCAGGAAGTGCTGGGCGACAGCCCCGATGGGGTGCTGCTGATCCAGGACGAGCTGTCCGGCTGGTTCGGCGCCATGGACAAGTACAACAGCGGCGGCAGAGGTGCTGCCAGGGATCGCGCCTTCTGGTTGCAATCCTTCAATGGCGGCCAATATGCCGTCAATCGCGTCGGTCGCGGTGTCTCGCTGATCGAGAACCTGTCGGTCTCGATGCTGGGCGGCATCCAGCCCGAGGCGATCGCGGCGGTGGCGAAGGAGAGCGTCGATGACGGCCTGTTGCAGCGCCTGCTGCCGGTCGTCCTGCAGCGCGCCTCCGTCGGTCAGGATGCGCCGGTCTCCAGCACCGCCGAACGTTACGAGGCGCTGGTCGAGCAGCTCACCGCCATCAGCATCTCCGGCACCGCCTCGTTCGGCAGCAGTCGTGACGATGACGAGTGTCTGACGCTCTACTTCTGCGACGAGGCGCTCGCCATTCGCGAGGAGCTGGAAGCCAAGCACCTCGCGCTGATGGATATCGAGGGACTGAACCGCAAGCTGGCCTCGCATATCGGCAAATATGACGGCATCTTCGCCCGGCTCTGCATCGTCTGGCACTGCATCCTCAACATCAATCGCGGCGTCATTCCGCCCGAGGTGCCGGCCGAGACCGCTGCACGCGTCGGGGCGTTCCTGCACGAGTTCGTGCTCAAACATGCCGCCGCCTTCTTCGCCGGCACGTTAGGCCTGACCGATGATCTCGACGAGATGCAGGGCATTGCCAGCTACATCCTGACTGCCCGGCTCAAGGTTGTCACCATGCGCAGCTGTCAACGCGGCGTGCGGGCTGCGCGCGCGCTCGATCGATGGCAATTCCAACGCCGGATGGAGCGGTTCGAGAGCCTCGGCTGGGTCGCGCAGGCCGAGCCGCCGAAGAATTCCAATGCTCCCAGATGGGCGGTCAATCCGCGTGTCCATGAGCTGTTCGAGCAGCGCGCCGCCAGCGAAGCGCAGCGCAAGGCGCAGGTGCGCGAGATCATCACCACCCTTGGACTGGAGGAAAAATCTTGACCGTTTCACAGCCCCTTGAAGCAGCTGCCGCGTCGCCCGGCGGCGCCATTCGGTCGAAAATCAGCCGTGGCAAGGTTGTCACCACTTGTCGACAGCTTGCTGGCGATTTCGGATTTGTCACCACTTGTCGACGCCAAAAACGCCAGTTTGTCACCACCTGTCGCTTGGCATGTGAGTACATATTAGATTCTTCTCTCACCCCCTATTCGCCAGTTTCCATTCGCTTCACATGCCAAGCGACAAGTGGTGACAAGCCCGGACATGGTATCGGGAGGTCGCGATGACCATTCGCCGCCTTGGGAAACGCGAAACCGAACTCGGCATGCATGACCATTGGCGGCTGTCGAGCTTTACCTGGGCAGGGCGGACAGCGAAGGGCTGGTACAGCTTCAAGCTGTACGACGCCCGTCATGGTCGATTCCGAAGGGAGGCGTTCTGGCTTTGGTATGACGGCCACCGTTTCACCAAGACCCACCCCATGCCGTTCCTGAAGGAGCGCTATCCCGAAATCTGCGACTGGGCCCAAAGGCTGATCGTCGACCACGTCGCCGGCAATCGGGAGAACGATCATGGCCTATGACTTCGACACCGCCAGGGTCGCGACCAAGCCGAAATCCGAGATCGTCGTCGACATGATGGCAGCGCTGCACAGGCTCGATGCGCTCGCCCGCGACATGGAACGCAAATGGGGCGCGTGCCGGCTGCCGGCGCTGGTATCCGACGATCTGTCAAAACGGTTCTACGCGCAGCACCGCAAGGTCTCGATGGCGCTGCGCGAGGGCCGCGACCAGGACGCGCTCCACGAGATCGCTCGCATGGTCACGGCATGGCGCTTCCTCGATCGCGAGGCCGAGCGGATAGGTGCCATGCCGATCCATCCCGAGGTCTGGGAGGTCGCACTCAGCGACGGCACCGTGGTGGCGATCGTGCGTGACGAGGACAGCGCCGCCGCCGTCGATCCCGCCGACCGCGCCATGAAGGTTTTCATGCTGTCGGAAATCGCCCGCCTGATCGAGGCCATGCCGACGATCATGGCGATCAAGGCGCAATGGCCCGGCGCCAAGGTGGTGCCGGCCCGCACCATCACCGCCGACAACTACTGGTGGGAGAACGGCGATGATTTGCCGTTTTGAGACTCGCCTCGCACCTATCGCCCGTTCGCCTCCGGCGCTGGCTCCTGCGCCGATCCGACGACGGCGGCCCCGTACCGCCAAGCACCAGGCCGCCGTCGTCTTCCACCCGAGCAACCCACCCTGTCATGAAGGAGGCCACCCATGGCTGTCTCGACTCTGCCCAACCCGATCCGCGATGCAATCCCCCGGCCGCCGGTTTCGGCGCCTGGCTGCCGTCCCATCCTCGCGCTCGACCTCGGCACCTCGACCGGCTGGGCGCTGCGCAATGCCGATGGCCTGATCACCAGTGGCACGGTGTCGTTCCGCCCGAGCCGCTATGACGGCGGCGGCATGCGCTACCTGCGCTTTGCCAATTGGCTGACCGGGGTCGACCGGCTGTCCGGTCCGGTTGCCGCGATCTGGTTCGAGGAAGTCCGCCGTCACGCCGGCACCGACGCCGCGCATGTCTACGGCGGACTGATGGCGACGCTGACATCCTGGGCCGAGCAGCGCGGTGTGGCCTATGGCGGCGTGCCGGTCGGCACCATCAAGCGCCACGCCACCAGCAAGGGCAACGCCGACAAGGCCGCGATGATCGCCGCGGTCCGCGCGCGCGGCTTCTCGCCCGCCGACGACAACGAGGCCGATGCCATCGCGCTGCTGCTGTGGGCGATCGAGACCGACGGAGGTGTGCGATGAGCGCCGATCACAAGCTCGGTCTCGAATTGCGCAACGGCGACGATATCGGTCGCGATCCGCGTCAGATGAGCGGTGACGAGCTCGTGGCGCTGGGGCATGCGCCGATGAGCCCGCTGCGGGCACTGCGCCTGCGCTGCATCGATTGCTCCGGCGGCTCCGCCAACGAGGTCCGCTTCTGCACCGCGGTGCGCTGCCCGGCCTGGCCGTTCCGAATGGGCCGGAATCCGTGGCGGGCGCCACGCAGTGAAGCTCAGTTGGCACACATCCGGACCCTCGCGTCTGGAATGCCTCGTCCCGCCAAAAAACAACCAAGCCTTGGCGCAGGAAAAAAATTCCAGCGGGTGCCCGCTACCACACTACCTGACGACCTCGACGCAACGCGAAACCTGGTTCCAGTGGAGAGAAAATCGCAAGGCACACGCAATGATGGTGACGCGAGTCTGCGGCACGCAGGGCGAGTCGATGGAGGCGTGCGATGAGCCGCATCCGCCTTCCCGATCGCCGCGCTGCCGAGACCATCGCGCTCGAGCATGACGGTGCACGCTTCATGGTCACCATCGGATTCTATCCCGACGGCTGTCCCGGCGAGGTGTTCGTTCACGGCGCGCGCAGCGGATCGGGCATGGATGCGCTGTTGGCCGATGCCTGCGTGGTGGTGTCGTGCCTGATCCAGCATGGCGCGGTGCCGGGGGACCTCGCCGCCAGCATGGGTCGCCTCGGCGATGCCCAGCCGGCCTCAATCATCGGCGCGGTGATCGATCTGGTCGCGGATGCAAGCGCGAATCAACACCACGCCGTGGCGGAGGTTGGCACATGACCGCCGTGCAGATCCTTGAGCAGGCCGCCGCCGTCATCGCCGAGCGGGGTGATGCCTACGGTGATGCTGCCGACGCCATGGCGATGGTCGCCGCGCGCTGGTCGCTTACCCTCGATCATCCGGTCACGCCAGCACAGGTCATGCTGTGCATGATCGACCTCAAGCTCACGCGCCTCGCACACGATCCCGGACACCGCGACAGCCTCGTCGACGTTATCGGCTATGCCGCCCTGCTGCCGGGGGTCACGCCATGAGGACGGCGAAGTTCACCCCACGCGGGTTCGGCGGCCACCGCCGCGATCCCGATCAGGTCAAGCGCGACGGCTGGCGCGATCAGGGATTGCTTGCCGTCTCACTCGACGACCATCGGCTCACCTGGCCCGAACGAGAACTGATCCGCCAGATCGGGGAGCGCCTCTACGGCACAAGCGGCAAAGCCAACAAGGAGGCCCACCATGGCTGACCGAACGATCGACCGTGTCTGGACCGCCGACGATGTCGCCGAGCAGTTCGAGGAGGCGTTCCGCACCCTGCGCAAGCTGCCGCCGGTCAGGGTGCGTGGCTATTTCAACACCTGGCCGGATTATTTCCACTCCTTCGCCGACCTCGTCGCACAGGAGCCGCAGCCGATGCGAATCATCCCGTCACCAGCAGCAATCTCTCGTTTCGAGCAGACGCTCGACTGGGTGTTGTGGATCGAGGAGAGCGAGCGCAGGCTGGTCTGGTCACGCGCCGCCCGCGTGCCGTGGAAGCAGATCAGCTACGAGCTTGGTTGCGATCGCAGCACCGCCTGGCGGCGCTGGCAATTGGCGCTGACCACGATCGCGGCTCGGCTCAATGCCATGGCCGCGTGATGCCTCGCAGACGGTGTCAACCGTTCGAAGATGTTGCAACACTTTTGTCCGCGACAGCTGCAACGGATTGCTGCTATCAACGCGGCATCATGGGGAGAGTGCGCCGCGAGGCTCGCTCTCCCTTTTGCATTCGTGACGGAGGCCGCCATCCATGACGCAGCTTGTTGCGCGCACCGCTGACGATCTCGTCGCAGCTGTCGCCAGCATGATCGTAGAAGGGTTGATCACCATGGCGCGGATCGTCGTGCGCTGGGCCGACAACGGCGTTGCCACCTTCGCCGGCAAGATCGATGCGCTGCATCGGCAGCTGCCAAACGTGCTGCCACGCATCGTCAACCAGGTCGGCGGCCGCGCCAAGACGCAGGTCACGCGCAGCCTGACGAAGCAGACCGGCCTGCCACGCAAGACCATCGTCAAGGCGATCGGCAGGCCGCGTCGTGCCCATGCCGGCAGGCTTACCTACGAGATGCAGACCGCTGGCGGCAATATCCGGCTCAAATACCTCAAGCCGCGCGAGACGCGGCCGGGCGCCACGGCGGCGCCGTGGAACAGGCGGCAGCTATTCGCCGGCACGTTCATTCTCGGCGGTGCATTCCCCAATCGTCACGGCCTGGTCCGGAAAGGCCACGTCATGCGCCGGCTCGACAGTCGCGGTCGCAAGCTCACCTTCGCCCGCTCCGGCATGTTCATCCCGACCGAAATGATCACCGGCGCCACGGCGGCAGCGTTCACGCGCATTGCAGCGCCGCTGCTGAAACAGCGTGTCGAGGCGGCGGTCGGCAAGCTCGTGTCGTAATGCGCGCTAGACCTTGGCAGCCTTCAGGGCGTCGTTCATTCTGGATTGCCAGCCCTTGCCCGTGGCCTTGAACTTGGAGATCACGTCGGGGTCCAGCCGAATAGTGACGGGGGTCTTTATGGTAGCCTTCGGTGGGCGGCCACGCGCTTTCCTCGCCGTCTTCAGCCCATCGAAGAATGAAGGTGGCAGCACTTCCTTCGCCGGCCGAAAGCTCTTGATTTCCTCGTCCGTCAAGAGCGGGCTATCCACGGCGTCCCAGTC